AATCACAACCTGCTCCAGTCCAACCTCCAGGAATTGCCCATCCAAGATGGTAAGAGCCTGGGCCTCCTCCGTTATACCACCATATCTCTACATCTAAAGTCTTGTCTTCACTAACATCATACACTGGGGAGTAGTCACTCCAGGTAACACCCTGTTCTACCCAGTTATTAACAGCAAGTTGTCCATCAACATACATTCTAAATCCATCATCTGTTGATCCTGCAAAGTATGTAGTTGTCCAATGATCTGGGACAGTAATTCTTCCAGTAAATTTAACTACAAAGTTTTCATATCTATTACCGCAAACTGGCAGTTGCATAGAATTTGAATTCCATGTACCAGAACAGATAACTCCACTTGGAGTTGCTATGTTTGGCCATGTTCTGGCTAAATGATAAACCGTATATGCCAAACCCTGTCCTCCAGAAGACTGAATATTTGACTGAGTGGTTTGAACATTTATATTGGCTATGCTGAGAGCATCCTGTGCATCGTTTCTTTCTTCAAGAGCGTTGTCTTTATGTTCAAGGGCCAAGGCTACTGTGACTGTCTGGCCATCTACATTTGACTGGGCAAGGTTCTTTGCTTCTAAGGCTGTGGCCTCTGCTTCTACTGCATCTTCGTGGGCGTCATAGGCATCATCTTTAAGTTCCTTTGCATTTGTGGCTGAGGCAAACTTATTTTCTGCTATCTCTATAAGATCTATAAAGTCATCTTGGTAACCAAGGTCATCTACGCTATCGTTAAGTTCCTGTATTTCTTGGGCTGCAACAGTTAGAGGGTCGTCAGAATGAGCCTCTGTGGGGGCTATAATAAGCCATCCAAAGGCCAATAAGGTGGCTGTTACTATTCTTGTTAAGCGTTTTATTTGACCTTCCCCCTTGCAGACTGATGTCTGATAGGATGATTATACCATTTTATTGCACAAAAAAGGGGCTACCATAATTGGCAACCCCTTTAGTGTTGGAATGATTACTTAAGCAAAGCAACCTTTGCCTTTGGATTCTTCTTGTTCCACTGAAGAGCCAACTTGTTGAATGCAGCCTTTACAGACTTAAGTGCTGCTGCATTATCTGCAGTTAACTTAGCAATCTGTGCATCCTTAGCAGCAAGAGCAGCATCTGATACTACCTTAGCAGCAGCAGCCTTATCTGTCTCTACCTTAACTGCTGCAGCAAGTGCTGCATCTGCAGCAACCTTTGCATCAGCAAGTGCCTTGTCTGAAGCAGCCTTAGCAGCAACAGCATCTGAAGCAGCCTTTACGACTGCAGCATCTGCTACAGCCTTAGCAGCAATCGCTGCATCCTTAGCAGCCTTCTCAGCAGCAAGTTCTGATACTAGATCACGAACTGCAATCTCTGCGAATGGTGCAAGTGTTGGAGCAGTCAAACCAACTACTGCTGCTGCAACTGCATCTGATGATGTTGTTGGTGCAAAAGTAATTAGTGAGCGTGTTCCTGTTGTTGGAAGAGTAGCCTTAAAGGTTGCTGTTCCAAAGTCTGTTAGAGTAGCACCAGTTGTTACTGTTGCTGTATCCATAACTGCTGTTGAAGCAAATACGGTTGCTGTAATTGACTTACCAGATACTTTGTTTCCAAATGCATCTGTTGCTGTTACAACGATATCCTGCTTAGTTCCTGCTGCGCCTGCTGAAGGTGCTGAAACTGTTAGGTTATTGATCTTGCCAGCAGTACCCTGTACATAGTATGTAAGAGTTGTTCCACCATTGTTGATTACAACGGTTCCAATTGCTGTTGTCTTTGTGTAGACAAAGAATGTTGCAGTTGTTCCAGTACCTGTTGCAATTGTCAAAGATGATGATCCTGATGATGCTCCGACTGGTGCTGCTGATGTGTGTAGTGCTGATACGATTGTTGCGTTAGTTGCTACTGCAGAAACTGATGTTCCTGCTGCTACTGTTGCTACAAAGCGTAGTGCATCTGCTGCATCGATTGTGTTATCTGCTGGGACTGGCAATGTAGCAGGTGTTGCGATTACACCGTTAGTAGTGTTTGCTACTGAATCTAGTGTTACCGCTACTGTCATTACTGTAGCATTTGCAGGTGCTACTGCGACCATGCCCAAAGTCATGGCTGCAACCACGGCTAGTGCGATTTTCTTGAATGAATTCATTCGGTATTTCTCCTTATTTATAGTAGATTGAATCTATCCAGATAATCTTTTACATCATCTGGCATAGGTTTATATTCTATCACATTGTCTCTACCTGTGTCAACCTGCTTAGGTCGATCACTAATAGTATGAACTTCTACGACCTGATTTTGGTCTTTTGGGGTGTGTGATATTGCCCCAAATATTGCTCCACACACGGCATCTGCCAAGTCCTTTGACTTCTTTCGTGGATGGTCAACTCTATTATTTTTCATAATCTTTAACTGTGTTAGTTCATCAAACAAAAGTTCGATTGCTGGCATAGCAAGTCTTTCCTCGTACACAAGCATAGCCATATCCTCATAGTGTTTCTTGGCAACAGAAACAGTATCAGTTCTCATTCCTACCTGCTTTAGTTCATTTTGAATATCAAATGATTGCCAACGGTCAAATGAAACCATTCCAATATTAAATCCAAGTCTACGAAGGTTCTGAATCCACATCTTCACTTCAGATAGATTAACTGGGCCTTCGACCTTTGGCTCCCACCATGCAACTGCATCTACCACTACCATTGGTGCAACTTGTTCATAATTATTAATTACCTGAATATTTACCCATTTTTCTACATGAGCAATTGCTACTGCACACTTGTCATGTTTTTGTGCAAGGTCAGCATGAACATAATAAACCTTGTCTGGATCTGGCTTAAAAGATTCATCAAACCTTCTAAAGTTATCTACAGGGTTTCTCAATGTCATACAGGCTCTTACTTTTTCAGACTGCTTAAAAAAGGCATCTGATGCAAAAGTTGGAACGCATGCAAATCTTTGCATTGCATCGCCTATGTCTGTTAAAAATGCAATCTTAAAATCATCAATCTTTCTTGTAGGGTTTACTTCCCATGTTGGTTTCTTTAATGCGAAGACTCCTGGATATTTATATGAAAGAATTTGATCTTCATCCCAGGAAATATCAAAATAGTTATCTGGATCATCTTCTGGCAAGATTGGATTGATAATAAACCTGTGAGTCTTTTCAATTGACTCTTTTTCAGCAATTACAGCATCATATCTTTCTGAAATAAAGTCTCCTGGATATCTTGGGAATGAAAGCAAAACAACCTTGCCTAAGTCAGGAAAGCGAGAATCTACTGAAGCACGGAATGCTCTGTAGATATTGTCAGCAGTCTTACCCTGATCATTTCCTGTTCCAATCTCAGAAGCAAAGCCAGAGATTTCATCAAGAACTGCAAGTAACAAGTTCAAACCTTCATGTGACTCTCTTTCTGAGTGACCAGAATAAACGGTTATTGATTTATCAAACTCAACTGAGTCTGCTTTTGCATTGTACTTTCCAACAAACCAAGGAGACTTCTCAATCTTGGTCTTAAAACCCTTAAAGAAAACATTCTTTGCTTGTTGTGCGTTGATTGCTACATTGATTAGGTCAATAGCATCTCCAGATGGCTTGCCAAAATACTTTGCTGGGTCTTTAAGGCATAATAGTTTATATACTATATATGAGCATGCTACTGTTGATGTAAAGTCTTTTCCAGATCCCTTGCCAAGTTGCAGGATGATTTCATTTTTTGTGTACTTGTCGTAGTACTTTGATCCCTTTTCCTCACCCAGTAGATTTATTAAGTCTTCTTTACGATAGATCTGGCTCATTGCCTCAACAATATCGTACTGGATATCAGACAAGGGAGGCTGTCCAAGGTATGCTTCTCCTTCAACAAATGTTCTTGCATCTACTGGAATCTCCTGAAAGTGATCATCCTGCAGGGCTTCAAGGAATTCGTCAAACATGTCTGCCATTATTCCCAAAACCCAACTATAACATATTTAGTTCCATTCTTAACTGGATCAGCGGAATGTGAAAACTCTTCATGAGATGGAAAAATAAAAAGACTGCCTGCTTTAGGCTTAAATGATTTATTAAATTTTGTAAATGTTAGTGTTCCACCATCGTAATTATCGTTTAAGTAGAGGATTGCAGAAACTTTTCTTGGAAACTCTTCTGTTGAGTCTGTATGCTCAACAAAAAACTGACCCTCGTTGTATCTTGTAACTATATATGCAGTATTTTTTGATATGTCTATGTTATTATCTTGAGCATATTTTTTTATATGTGGTTCGATTACAGAATCTAAATGCTTGTAAAATGAGTTTGGCATGTCAGCAACTCTTACATCTCTAATACTTTTATTTATAGCAGCACCCTTTTCTGCAGAATATCTAGACTTTGCAACGCCACCATCTTTCCAAGATTCATCATTGCAGTGTTCTAAAACATACTCTAAACCTATATCTTTAAACTCTATTATAGATATTTGGTTTAAACTACTCATTGTGGACCTCAGAAACTATAGTTACTACCTGACCTTCTTTTGCAATAGAAGAAAGTCTGTGCATTACTAGATCTCTTATTTGTGGGTGTTCAGATGCTATGTCTTTTAATATTCCGACAAGAACTTCCTGTCTTCTCTCAATCTCAATCATCTCTTCTGCAAGTTCTTTGTTCTCAAGAAGCCCAGCCTTTTGAAGCATGTCAATTCTTTTAGATTCTATATCCATCACAAGTTTAATTGCTGCAGTCTTAGCACTAAGATTATTTGTCATTGATGCCTCATCAATAACTTCGTATGTGCGAGATACTAACTTGCTGTAGTGTGTGTCTGCAGCAGCAAGGGCTTCTTTAGCACGAGCACGAATAGCATCGTTAGCAGATGCCATAACTTTCCACTCATTAATAAGTGTGACAACCTTTTGTCGTGGTATTGCAAGTTGCTTAGAAATAACTGTTGGGTCATTGCCCTTTAGGTATTCTTCTACTACCTGATTCACTTGATCAAGGTGCTTGACTAAATCATCTTCAGTTGACATACTTACCTTCTAACCTATTGATTTCATCCTTGATATAAAAGATTGCCTTTTCTAAATCTTGAATAGTTTTCTCTTCATCTTTGAGGCCTGCTCTCCAAAGGTACTTAAAAGCATTCCCAATATTAAAATTACGGTGTCTAGTAATCTCTATGCACTCAATGCCAGATGGATCTGAAGTGTAGTGTAGTGGATTGTTTACTTGATCAACTGTGATATTTAGACTTTCACTCATCATCGTCCTCCATTTCAAAAGTATCTGGCATTCCCTTTAGTGTCAAAGTTGCATATGAGATACCAACCGCTGCAACTAGTGACAGTATAAACAAAACATATTTAATCTTTTTCATCGCTTTGACTTCCTTAATCCAAATTTAGCAAGGTAGACATAGACGGTCTCCAATGAGCAACCACATTCCTTTGCAATGTCTTCTGGTGTTTTTTTATCCACAAGATATCTCTTACGCATAAAAACTTCTGATGTATACATTCTACTACCCATGGTATTAATTGTCAACTTCTTTCTCGCTAATATCATAGTTAAACCTATCAGAGTTTTCCATGATCCACTTGTCTTGATTTTCAACATCATATTTTCTTTCATTAATAATTCTATCAATCAAATACTCTTTTTCAAGAGTAAAGGATGGCTCGTATACCCTAACCCTATTGTTAGGCTGAATAGCAAAGTTTCCGTCATCTCTTTGTATAACATGACCACACTTATGGTCTGCTGGACTCTCTGAATATCCATCATCCAAAACATTTGTATCTGGGTTGTGCCAGTCTAGTGTAAACAGGTAGGTGCCCTTGTGCATTGTCTTTGTTCTATCTATGTAAGACATTCTAAGGTTTGTTAAGTTTTCAAACTGAGTTACGGACACATGGTGGCTAAACGAGTTCCACAAAACTAAATTGTGAAGATCTACTTCAGGTATGCCTGGCTCAGTACAGAATGCAGAAATTGGAAGTCTCCACCAAAGTCCACCATCTGGCATCATGATATGAAACAAAGGGCTTCTAGACTTTAAACTTGAGACACCAAATACCACACATTCAAAATATTTATCGTGGCTATCTTGATGGTTTCTTAAATAGTTTCCTCTTACATAGCAGTGTATTGGTGGAATGTTTGCATTTAACTCTGGCATTATATGTCCTCTCCTATTGCCTTGTTCCAGTTTTTTAATGCCCAGTGGCCTATTCCACAGGCATCTGCTACATCATTGTCAGTGATTGATCTGTCGTAGTTAATGTTAATAAAGTTGATAGTCCTTTGTTTTCTTAGGTCTCTCTCATAAGATTTAAGCCATGACTCTGACTTCCCTGGATTTTGTGATTTAATAAATAGTTTTTCGTCTTTAGATATTTTCTTATTGCCAATAAAGTTTTGCCAAGTAATAGGTGCGACCTTGCCAATAGTCTTGGTTCCAGACTGACCTGCTGATCCAAGAATTGCACCCTGAACTAGTGCAAGGTCTGCAGCAGTCTTAGGGCTATTCATAAATACAGTATGCTCAATTACAATTGCCTCAAATCCACCATACATATCAAGGAATAGTTTAACCTTTTGTCCTGCATCCATAACCTTTTCGTAAGTGTTCTTGCCTTTAAAAGTAATCTTTCCTACTGACTCTAAAGTTTTTTGTTGAGTATCGAAAATAGCAAAGGCAAGGCTATTGGTGCTTGCGTCTATAGCACAAATAGTTTTTGGAAGTTTAGTTCCTATTGCCTCTGCTAATTTCATTTTAAGTTATCCTTAATTTCTTTTAATGCTTTTGCTACATCAGAAGGATTGACATTGCATTTTACACAAAGACTTTCATCATTATATATTGACAAAGGCTCTTTGCATGACTTACAATTTCTTTCCTTACCTTTTCTTTTTTGTCTTCTAGAAATCATATACCTTGCAGCAATTTTTTCTTTTGTTGACATGTCTCTACACTCTGGTGAACAATATATTTGATATGTTATATCTGTTTTAAATTGTTTATCACACCATTGACAATGTTTCATCTATAGGCTCCAAGGACTTTAGTTTAAAGTCTCCCTTGCCAGCATCTGCACAAGCCTTTTTAATAGGACATGATTTGCAAATTTTTGAATTTGAGCGATAGTTCTTTTCAGGCAGGGTTCTGTCGACCCAAGCCTTACGAACTGATCTCATCCATTCAAACGTCTGGTCTACCCACCGACGATAATAATCATTTACTTCTACTGGAAGAATAAGCAACTCATGATTGTTTTTATTTTCATAAATAAGAACTGCTTTAGGCTTCTTTAGAATCTTCATGTAGATAAGCAACTGGACTAGGTGACCAGTCTTTGGTTTCATGTGAGCCTTTCGGTACTCAAAACCTTCATTCATCATTGTCTTAATTTCACCAAGGAGTTCTTCTCCTTGCCAGTTAACAATAACATCTCCATAACCAAAGATTGGTGGATCATTATTTGTTATTTTAAATTCTGAATCAACAAGGAAGTCTGGGACATTACCCATTGCTTCCTGAATTCTTTCGTGTGATTTTGTTCCTGCAGTCATATTGGCTGCGCTATATGGTGTTGCATCATCTTCAAACATTTGTCCGTCAAAGGCGAGATACCAGTATCTTGGACACTCTCCATGCCCATAGGCAATAGTAGATGGCGCAAAAGTTTTTTTCTGTGTTTGCTTTTCAATTCGATTAACAGTATATCCAGACTGAATTTTTTCAGTCAAACCAGCAACATCTATTGAGTGCACTGGTGGCTTGTCCTGCTTAACCATAATCTGTTGTAATAAACTTTTTGTCATATTTTGCTCGTTTCTATTAGTATAAGTATAGCATATTAGCGAGTAATATACTTTAGCGCAGATACTAAATTGTTTAACGACTCTGCTGCCGTGTAATAAAGATTCTTCTTTCCACGATCCGACTTGTCAACATTGGCCATCCAGGTTGCCTTGAAAGCCATCTTAGCAGCGATTGCTTGTAGTCTTACAATCTCTACATGAGCAACATTGATTGGGATGTCTGGCTTTATAATTAGTTTAGCAATCATTGTCAGTGCAACTGTGAGTTCTTCGTCCTGCATATAGTCTGCAATCTCTGCCAAACCATTCACCATGTCTATTGTTGTTCCTTGTTGTTCCATTATTCCTCCACTAGATCTTCTAGAATACTCATCTCAATTATAGCAAGTCTTACCTTTGCATTACCCTCGCCCATTACCACAACGATGGCTGGATCCTTGCCATTCTTCATGGCATCTGTTGTTGCCTTAGCCCAAACCTCTTTATTTAAAGTAAAAGACTTTCCAACTTCTTTAAAATCTACGACAAAGTTTTTCCAGGAGGCATCTCCTTTTTGAGTATTACGACCAGAGTTTTTGTGCTGCTTGGCACCTATTCTCTTAGACTCACTTTTCTCTGTCATTGCCTTTATATTTCTGCTTACCAAACTTGACAGTGCTTAGATGTTTTGCTGGACACATCCAGGTCATTGTCTTTGTCTCAGCATAAAGCCTAAGAGATTTAACTTCTGCTTTGCATTCATGACAAACAAACTTTCCATTATAGACTGTATAACTAGGCATTTAGTTTTGCCTTGATTGATTCCTGCAAATCAAGATCCTCTCTTACACGGTTTACGAATGCTTCTTTACCTTGAACCTTGGTGCCATCAGGAAGGATGTACCATGCTCCTGTACGCTCTACAATACCGTTTAGTTCTGCGGTAGTAACCAAATCACCAATGGTATCAAGACCAATATCGTCACCTCTAAAGTAAAAATCATACTCACCAGACTGGAACCCTGGAGAGGTTTTGGAGAACTGGAGTTCCCACTTAATAGTTCTACCAATTTTTTCTTCA